GGGGCAACCAAGGTACAACCCATGACATATCACTAACTTCGCGGTCTGTTAAATTAGAAATTATTGTTCCCACTTTTGGAACAAAACACTTATGCCTCATAAGTTTAATAATATCTGACGTATTCATATTTCTAGAGACGTAATCCTTAAAAATACTTTTAATTTTCTTAAAAGGCAATTGCTTACTACGAACATTCATTCGTCGCAACAAATCAAAAAGAACGTTTGTTTGTTCACCACATCTATGTTCAAAAACAGGAACTATTCTTTTACCTTTAGAATCAACATAATCAAAATATTTAGAAGCAAATTTTGGAAAAACAATCCTAGGATGACTCTCATAATTGTGGAAATCAAATGTTGAACGCTCAGCGACTGGCTCTAAAGCTTCACTATAATCACCATATAATCGAACGAGCAAATCACAACAAAAATTTCTTCCACTCATAACATCATCAATCTCTTTACCATCTCTAATTGCTTTTATTTGATCTTTTAACCAAACATTAACAAAATTAATTTGGCGCTGAATTTCCTTAAACATCTCAGCTTCTTCTTTATTAGCAAAATACTTCTTCTCAAATGTAACTAACGAACCCAAAAGTGAACGCAATTTCTCATAAGTCATATCAGACAACAATTTTGGTAAATACTTTCTACCATAACTTTCTCCGTCAAAAACGTTCATTGCCAAAAAATCATCTACTTTACCCTTTGTCACATTTTGCCGCTTCAATTTTACTGTGTTAACAATTTTTTTTGAAGCAAACTTATGCCACGAAACATCATTATCAGCATAATTTTCATCAAAATGGCGCTTTCTCTCTTTACCTTTCTTGCTTTTTGATTGAACTTCAAACGCTTCCTCACGATACGAAATTAATCTCGTTGGGAAACGATAAGCAGCATCAACACACCGGCATAGTCTATCAATAATTAAATCACATATTAATATAAACACCACAAAACCACAAGGAACAAATAACTTAACACATAAAATACCCAAATTCATACGTACAAAATTCAACAAATATACACGAGATTTTAAAAGCAATGCGTTGCCAACAGAAGCTGCAATAAAGATTTTCTTAAACCTTCTAAACGTGTTACTTCCACCCCACAATCCAACAAAATGAATCCGTAACGTTCTAAATAGAAAGATCCATCTTGGACTAACACTTCGCAAAACTATAAAGTGTACACGTCGTTGAAATTCTAAGTTAATCGTTTCAAAAAGGTGCTTATAACACGTTAAGCGCAACGATAAAGTTATGACCATTTTAAATAACAACTCAAAGTCTTTCGATCACAAAAAGCTAAAACAACTTGTTATAACTATAGTCAAAATAACCTTGGAAAACCGATTAGTGAACTCGTACTCGATCTTTTCATAAAAGCATCTGCACGTTCTGCACAAAAGAGTGCTAGAAATCACAAGTAGGTAGTTATTTCAAAACTTCATGTCTACAGACTGAATAACTAACGATTTTCTACTATTTTTTTATATTTTTATTTTAAAGAAACATATAACAACCACTGCACCACAAATACAAATATTTAAAAACATAAAAAACCACAGTTTTTTGAATACGATAAACTCTATAAATTTGTTAAAAATCAACGCTTAACTACCAGAGTATAACATCAACTCTACAAAAAACAGAATTGCTCCAGGCATAACAATATATTTATCGATTCACCATTCAAAGCATCAAATTAATGATGCAAATAAAAT